ACCAAGGCGGCAAGGTTTTTGCTGGCAACACCAGCGGAGGTATCAAATGAGCAGCAAGAGGGTCGTTAGGTATCAGGCGAGGAAAGCCGTTTCTCGTGATTTCAGAAACCGCGTTATTTACAAGGAAATTCCTGAATCAGAGATGCTGGCTAGCCCAAGCTTTGCTGGGTTCATTTCCGGATTAATTTTCGTCGTGGCGATCTACGCGCTGGCTGAGCTCTTCGGCATCTAATGGACTGGCGCAACCTTCCTGGAACGCTTGGCGAGGAGGGGGCGCAGACTATCTCCGACCACATAGCCAAGTTGCCTGAAGGATCAGCCATCGTTGAGGTCGGTAGGGATGGCGGCAGGGAGACGCTCCTGATTGCCCAAGCGGTAAAAGACGCAAAGAGGGGCATCAAGTTCTTCTCTGTTGGAGTCGGAGGCGACACGGGTAACCTGCACGAAACGATAAACTTTTGTGGACTAGACCGCTTTGTCAAGGTGATTGACGATGACCCGATAGAGGTGGCGGACCTGTTTGAGCGCGACTCCATTGACCTTGTCTTCATCCACCCAAGCACCAAAGACGCGATGTTTGAGACCGTATGGACCTGGGGCGAGAAGGTCAAGGCAACGGGAATTGTCGCCGGCAAGTGGGAACTTGACTCCCCGATTATTGTGAAGTCCACATGGGGCGGAAGGTTCGTTCGCCCGGGGGTTGAGAAGCAGGTCTGGGTCAGCCCCGCCTACAGTAAGTTCTAGGGCGCAGGCTCCTCTTTTGAGGTAAGTCGAGCAAATTCAAGATCAATAAGCTCCTCCTCAGAGAAGACTGCCCTCGTCAGGTCAATGTCGTGATACTGGTGGCGGCAATACCACCGATCCGTCCCCTTGATGTCAATCATTGCTCCATGACCAGCAACCACTGGGCACTCAGGACCCCAATACCAGCCAGTGCGAACAAACCGAGGGTGGACATGCTCGCGCAGCACCTCGCCATCAACCCCTGACGGCTCTGGCTGCGGCGCCCCCTCTCGTGGTGTACTATTCATGAGATGGATAGTATCCCAGAAGACATTGTGTCAATAGAAGATGCAAAAGAAGCCACCCCCGAAGAGATTATGTTGACATGCGCCAACTGCGGGGCTAAGATGGACCAGTTAAAATGTAAACTTATCTGTGAATGCGGCTATTTTGCCTCATGTTCAGATTACTACTAGGGAGGACCTATGGAACAAGTGTTTTACGGAGTTGACGAAGCATTGAACGAGCTTGAGCAGGAGATGCTGGACGACCAGCGTATTTGGCTCATTGAGCGATCTGCGGCAGGATTCTGGGGCATAGCTATCGTTAGGGACCTTCCCGAGGACGAGTGGAAGATTCCAAGCGACGGAACTCCAATCCCAGCATCCGACACATACAAGGCAATCGCCTACCGTCGGGACACCAACCTTGCGGTGGCAATCCGCGATGCGACCGTGCAGTTGCGTGGCCTAAATGCCGACAGGTCTGACGCCACAGCCGAGGCAAAGTTCCTGCAGAGCATCAAGGAAGATCGGGTTTCAGACGCGGCAAAGGAACTGCAGGGTTAAGTGGTGCCGCCGGGAGGAAAGGAGTACTCACCGGCGGCTGCCAAATACTACAACATTTCCTAGGCGCAGCATCGTGTATGATGTATCTATGAGTGTTGAAAAGGGAAACGCACCGACAGACCGCGCGTGGGCTATTTATTGGCTTTACTCTACGCAGTTCCCAATGACTATCACCCTTGACAAAAGGGACTCTTATGACGGAAGCCCGTACCTTGTAACGGTAGGAGAAGGATCAGACCCCCTTTGCAGGCTGACCGACGATGAAACCTCATGGCTAATAGCAAGAAAGGTTGGGATTAGATGATTAGGGTAAACCGCATGCTTCTTATTGTCCCGAGCAGGAAGCGACCAGAAGCCTGTCAGGAGCTGCTTAATCAGTTTCGGGAGACGTCCGCATGTTCCGATATCGTCTTTGGCATTGACGATGATGACAAGAGCATATACACCGAAGATGTGCTTAATCACGCAGTAATTAATCCTCGAATGCGCATGGGCGGCACGCTCAACCATATCGCCAGAGACAACAAGGACTCGTACGACTTTTTGGCATTCATGGGAGACGACCACAGACCACGAACAGATGCATGGGACAAGATCCTATGTGACTCAATTGGCGATAAGCCGGGCGTCGCATACGGAGACGATCTTTTTCAGGGGAGCAACCTCCCGACAGCCGTGGTGATGTCCGCACACATTGTGAGAGAGATTGGATACATGGTTCCACCAGTGTTGACGCATATGTACATGGACAATTTCTGGAGAGATCTCGGGATAAAGTTGGATAACCTACAGTACAACCCAGATGTGATCATTGAGCACCTGCATTACCTTGCGGGAAAGGCAGTCAACGACCTGCAGTACCAGGAAGTGAACGCCTCCCATGTGTATGAAAAAGATCGCATCGCGTATGATGAATACGTTATTGCGCAAATGGACAAAGACGTTTTGGCAATTAGATCATGAAAGTTCTTATCACCGGCCACCGAGGGTTTGTAGGAAAACACTTTACTAAGTTCTACCGAGACCAGGGTCACGATGTCTTTGGCGTTGACATTGCAGCAGAAGCCCCACGAGAAGCCCGTGATTTCTTTAGAAAAGATGATATCCAGTGGGATCTCGTGATCCATCTCGCGGCAGTTGTTGGCGGACGAGCGAAGATTGAAGGCGACCCCCTCTCTGTGGCTGTGGACCTTTCCATTGATGCCGAGATGTGGCAGTGGGCTATTAGGACGAAGCAGAAGCGAGTGGTCTACTTCTCCTCCTCTGCCGCGTACCCAATTGAGTTGCAAACCCGAGAAGACCACGTTTCGCTGGCTGAGCACATGATTAACCTTAACGACATACGCAGCCCAGATTTCACCTATGGGTGGTCTAAGCTCACGGGCGAGTACCTTGCAAAGTTTGCCGAGGCGGAGGGCGTACGCACGCATATCTTCCGCCCGTTCTCCGGGTACGGTGAGGATCAGGCTCTCGACTACCCGTTCCCCTCGTTCATTGAGAGGGCGAAGCGCAGAGCCAATCCATTTGAGGTGTGGGGCGATGGGCACCAGACGCGGGACTTCGTGCACATTGACGACATTGTTGCAACCGTTAATGCAGCAATTGACCAGGACTATCGTGATCCGCTGAATATCGGAACTGGGCGACCGACATCGTTCCTCGCCCTCGCCGACCTTGTGTGTAGCGAAGTTGGATATAAGCCAGAAATTGTTACATACCCAGAGAAGCCAGTTGGGGTTTTCTGGAGGGTGTCCGACCCAGTAATGAGTTTTCAGGTGTACCAGCCAAGGATCACCCTAGAAGAGGGGATCAAAAGGGCACTCTTGACGCCGTAGTGACAAGGGTCTATGGTGGCATGGAAAGGAGAAGCCATGACAAAAGAAAAGACCACATTAGAGTTTACTATTTACAGCGACGATAGCCAAACGTTCGAGAAGACCTTTACCGATATTTACAACGAGGCGTATGCGCTGCTTTGCGAAAAGCAAGCTAGGTACGGTGACTCAAACATTGAGCAACTCGGGCTTCACGGCGTCATTAGCCGAATCGGCAATGACAAGGTCGCTCGGGCGAAAAAGTTCCTGAACGGGAAAATTGTTAACGGTCAAGTCATTCTTGACCCGATCCCCGACGATCAGGACGAGTCGCTCACTGACACCCTGCTAGATATTGCGAACTATGCGCTGATTGCAGTTGCATTGAATCGCGGTCTCTGGGGGGCACCAATGGAGAGAGACCTGCCAGAAAGGCCAAAGAAAAAGTGAACAAGCAATTCCTTGAGGCGCTTAAGGCGGCAAGAAAAGAAGGGAAGATTGACGCAATCCGAGAAGGCATGCGCGCTCTTCACTCCTCAGCTGCTTGGGCAACTGGGAAGGTGGACGATACTGAGTACCATCGCGGATTGCGCGATGGAATAGTTATTGCAATGGAGGCGATAGGGTATAACCGATGGGAAACGAATCAAGATACGAAGTCTGGAAAGTAGAGCGTAACGAGAGAGGGGAGGGATACAGGTGGGCGGTATGGGACAACGAAAACGAAATGGTAATTCTGAGCGGTCTGGCCCCAGACGGGGACAGCGCCGTGGAAGAGGTAAGGACCTCTATTTCCTTCCTGACGACAAACGCCCAGATACAAGAAGTGCCAAAGCAATGATGGACGGCTGGTTTGGCGCCTCATTTGCAATGGGTCATCCCAGCGCAAGGAAGATGTTCACCGGCTCACAGAATCAGGTAATGAGCGCAACCGAATCAATCAAGAGCACTGTTGACTTTATTTCAAAGTCAAATAGCGTTGTTGAGGTTGATCGGCCAATGCCGGGTTCCCCGATGTGGAGCATCACGGTCAACGCCAAGTTTGGCGGCGTTTCACAAGAAGGAAAGTTTGAAGCCCTTAACTTCAACGAAGTTGTGAATGGAGCAATTGGGTGGGCCAACCAGAAAAGAGCATTCTAGAATCTTCCGTTGCAAGGCTAAGGTCCCTCCTTAGCCAGGCGTTTGCTGGGTCCCATCCGAACTCATTCCACGGGCTTGGCAGGGATCTTGACGGGAAGATAGAACTCGTGACAAGATTGGCCTACATAGCCGGGATCAACAGGTCGCTAGAGATTATTGAGGATGAGATGGAGAAGGGAGCAAGAGATGGTAACAAGGAAGCAGGCGATACTCGACATACTGAATCTAACACCTAACGAGTGGGTCAACGGCGACCGCCTCATGCAGTCGGACACTGGCGGTGGAAGGTTTGGCGCAAGGATTGAGGAGCTGAGGAAAGATGGGTTCAACATTGAGGGTCGCCGCCACCCTGACTCACGAAGGGACATCTGGCAATACAGAATAATTAACATCAATACTAAGCGGGCTGTTGGGTTCTGGTCATGCACATCGTGCGGCGAGGAGGTAACCGCCGATCTTGCCGGCAGCGGCGTCGTGAGCGTTGATCCTAACTTTGTTGAACTCATGTGCCCAAGATGCAAGAAACGAAGATTCTTTAAGAAAAACAAGTCATGAGAAAACTTATTATCTCACTCGTTGCAATCGTTGTGATGATGGCGTCGCTTGCAGTTCCGGCTGAGGCAAAGCCCAAACAAAAAAAGTATAGGGTCACCTATGCATGGCAACAGTTTGGTCCGATCCTCGGCTGGGCCCAGGACCGTATTAACCAGCCGTTCGGCAGGCTGGACGGAAAGAGGCCCTCAAGCAGCGGCTCTGGGATAAACATCTATGTCATTGATACCGGAATAGGAGAAGAGGACTGCAACGGTCACGGGTCGTTCATCAACAGCCTGTTCGTTAGCAGTGATTTAGGGATTGTCAAAGAGGCTAATGTTGTTGGGGTTAAGGTTCTTAACTGCAACGGGGCTGGATCGGCGCAAGATGTCATTGATGGGGTGATGTGGGTGATTGAAAACGCAGACCCGTCTTCTTCAATCGTTAACATCAGCATTGGCGGTCCGCCATCTGCCCCTGTGGACGCTGCCGTTAGGGAGCTGGCGCTCCTGATGCCAGTGGTTGTTGCTGCTGGAAACGAATCATCAGACGCATGCAACACCAGCCCAGCCAGGGTTTCCGAAGTGATAACGGTAGGTTCAATGAATTATGTGAACATGAGGTCAAGCTTTTCCAACTGGGGACCTTGCGTTGACATGTGGGCTCCTGGGGACAGAATTGACGGTTACGATAAATTTGGGGCAGGCCAAAGAGGCAGCGGCACAAGCTTCTCTGCGCCACTAGTCGTTGCCGCAATTGCATTCGTTGCCGACAGGGATAACACCACCACTATGCAGGCAGCCCAAACTGTATTTAACGAGAGCAGCAACATGCCAATCATTGACGGGCGATGCACCGCAGGGGTGGTGAGATGCAAGGTGCTATTTTTACGGGATGAACCGTATGACTGGCTTAGAAACGACTCCCCGTCTTGGCTCCAGTAAAGTAGAAGTTCGTTCCAGACAGGTCGGCTGCATAGACCAAGGCGTCAACTAGGTCGTCATGTTCTCCGTTAGGGAACGCAGCCATCTCCGCCTCAAGTTCTCTGACCCCAGGGGCGTTCTTTACATGGAAAACCTTTCCGGCTTCGTAGCGAGCGGCAAGCGCCCTAGATCTTGTCACCTTGTCCTTGTCTGGACGGACTGGTCTTGCTGGAAGGTTGGTGGTTCCAAGTATTTCCCTCACGAATGTGCTTTGGTGCTGAACGGCTTCAATGTTCACAGACTCAAAGTTTCTTGCGCTATCGGAAACATTTCCAGCGTGAGGCAGTAGATACTCTGGCCACAGCAGCCTAGGTCCAGACTCCTGAACAAGAGCGCCATCTTTGTTTACCCCAGTCAGCCAATCCTTATGCCCCTCTGGAAGCCTGGCTTTCCATGCGCCGATAACATAAAGGTTGTGGTCTGAGTCCTCTATAACCTCAACGCAGGACGTGTAGTCGCTGCGCTCGGATGCGGACGAGGCAAGGTCAATCCCCACCCTGCGCGCGCCCTCTGGAGCCTTGTCAATGTGTTGAAATTTGTCGTACCTAAAGATGTTTCCACCCATTGAGGTCACATCGTTTTGAAACTGAAGCATAAAGATTGGAGTTCCTAGCTCCTCCTTCTTCTTGTCCATGTCTTCAACCGTATACATCTGCGGCCAGAGAATCTTTCCCTCCTCAACGGCGCGACGAAGCATAACCGGAGTTCCCTTTTCTTTTAGCCCAGCGTAGAAGTCGTCCTCGTGCCACCTAGTTCCGATATACCAACGCTTCGCACCAGGAACAAGCATAGGGTCAACAACCTGCCAGTAGGTGTCGGAGGCTTTTTGTCGCTGCACCGCCGTGGCGTTCTCCTTCATTCCCACCATGTCGTCGCCGATGAGGATGTCTAGTCGAGCGCCGGGCTTGATAGACCCAAGACCGTCAGCAAAACAGGTCGCGTCCTTGCCCATGTTTGCCCCCTTGATGGTCCATACCTCGTCTGTCCACTTCGGACCAGCCACGCCGGCCTGGGCCCATTCAAAAATCTCAGCAAAGTGTGTTGACTCAATGATTGATTTAATAGCCCGAGAGCGGGCAAGCGCGTCGGACAGCACGGAGGTGAGAACGCCAACGCGTATCTTTCCCTGATTTACGCCTATAAGGCGAGCAACCCGATGGATAAGTTGGGTGGTTTTGGCATGACCTCGCGGCATAAGCACCAATGCGCGGTCATTTTTGTCAAGAAAGCGCTCCATTTCGCGCAAATGCTTGGGAAAAACAAGGTTTCCGACGTATTCCGCGAAGGCGGCGTCAGACGTTTTGGCTTGTTCCCTCAACCACTGTCGGTACATCTGGCTGTTCAACTTCTGCCTCCTCTAGCGCTTCTGCCCAATTTCTCATTCTGCCCGCGAGATCCAGCGGGCTAAGCACATCAATGGGGTGATCAGATACGACAATCTGCAGCGGTCCACCGTTTGGGCCAGTCAGTTCTGTCTTTTGGGCCTCGTAGGCGCCAGTAAGTTTGGCAATTCTGTCTATAACCTCAAGTTGAAGTTTAAGAAAAGCGGCTTCTCCGTTGTATGACTTTCCCTTAGCGTTTGTGTGCCCGCTAGATGCCATCTTCGCAATGTGATTAGCGCGCTCAAGCAGTTCAACCTTTGTCTCGGCCGTCCCTATTCCCTCCTCAATCCACTGCTTGCGTATTGCGGCAAGGTGCTTCCTAACAGTATCTGGTCTTAACTGAACAACCCCAGCGATCTCCTCAATGGAAACACCCGAAAGGTGCATATTCTTTATGCGCGTCATGAGGACGTCGCGGTCAGCGTTGCTTCGTCGTCCAACTTGTGCCATGAAGGGATACTATCATACAATCTGATCTTGACGGCAAGTTGCAAATCTACTCAAGATCGCATAGGATCAGACAATGAGCAGAAACGGCCCCCCAAGGCAATACGCGTTTGACCAGAGAACAGAGCGCTTTAGGCGCCTTGTTGAGCTTTGGTCGGATCGAGTCAAGGTTTCACCAAATGCAATCTTCCACTTTGCAACCGAGTATGGTCGCACTTATCACTGGATGAAGGAGCGCTGGCTCGGGGGTGTTCCGGTAAAGGATTACGACCTAGCCTGGCTGGAAGAAACGATTACTGGCAGAATAGGGGTAGGGGTTTCCTTAATTATGGCTAACGAGAAACTTATGCTGCACGAGAAATCTGTTGCATCCATGTGTAGGCAGTGCATTTCGGTGTCCAAAACCAACTACTGCCCAGACAGAACATGCCCGCTGAGGCCAGTGTCTACCGTTCCGCTCAAGGTGCCAGCGGGGGAGCATGGGGCCTAGGCGTAGATCGGGCCCCCATAGACCTGTGGGCGGTCAACTAATAATATTGCCGCATGGCACTTTCCACCTATGACATTGCAACCGAGCAGGGCTCAACATATGGGTCGGTTGTCACCTATGAGGACGACAACGGAGATCCGATAAACCTGACAGGGTATACTGCTAGGATGCAGGTCAGAACCTATGCTGGGGCAGCAATTCCATCCCTCACGCTTGCAAGCTCAAGCGGGCTGACGACTGGCGGGGCGGCGGGAACGGTAACCATTTCCATCTCGCCTTCCGCCCTTTCGGCGGTCAGGGCTGGTGCCTACGTTTACGACCTAGAAATCCAAAGCGCAGGCGGTGTTGTCACCAAGTTGCTGAGTGGAAAGTTTACGATTGAGCAGGAGGTTACCCGTTGAGCCAGGTAACAGTTACGCAGGTTAATCGGAACGTAACCGTTACCGAGGCGGCGGCAAACCTGTTGGTCACGACAGGAAACGTCTCTTCGCCGCACGGGACCTTTACCCACAGCCAGAACGCCCCAGCCGCAACATGGGTCATCAACCACAATCTTGGCTGTAAGCCCTCGGTTACGGTTGTAGATAGCGGCGGTAATGTACAGATCGGCGAGGTCTTGTATAACTCGGATAATCAGATTACGATCACATTTGTATCCGCCTTTGGCGGTTACGCCCACCTAAACTGAGGAGACGCCCGTGAAGGTCCTGACCAGTCTAACGCTTAGCAGCTTCCTAGACCTACAGAAGAATGAGCTGCGCAATGCCGCCATTCAGGTTCTTGCCACCCCGCCGTCCTCGCCTGTCACGGGCCAGATCTATTACAACTCAGACTCCAATGACGGCCCGATTGGCCTCATGGTCTACAACGGAACCCTTTGGGAGTCCGTTGGATCAATTGATGGCCTTTCAGGGACAGCGCCGATCAGCGTCAGCGTTTCTGGTGGCGTTGCAACAATCAGCATCTCGGCGGCAGACGGCACGAACCCAGGTTCAATGTCTGCTGCGCACTACACGCTCGTCAATAACGCCACTGATGCAAACACCGCAAGCACAATCGTTAAGCGCGATGCATCGGGGAACTTCACCGCTGGGACCGTTAGCGCAACAAGCGTAAGCATTTCCGGTGCAGTTACCAACGCAACCGACGCAGCCACTAAGGCATA